CCATGCTTCTTGATCGTGTAGTTCTATGCGATCAAACATCCCGAAGGTTAGAGAAGTACAAGATCGATCACGGTGTCATGCAAGCAGGGCACTGGCGGTATCGTCCGTACGAAAACATCCAAGTCTGTTCTGCGCAGACGTTGGAGCGACGCGGCTCGTTCCCAGGGCTGAACCTTCTCATCGTGGATGAGGCACACCAGACCCGCGAGCAAACGATGGAGTTCATACGGAACAATCCAGGCGTGCGCGTCATCGGCCTGACTGCGACCCCGTTCACGAAAGGTCTCGGCAAAGTCTACGACAACGTGGTCAGCACGGTCACGACCAAGCAACTGGTAGACGAGAAGATACTTGTGCCTTTGCGTGTGTTCATCGCCAAAGAGATTGACATGGACGGCGCGAAGAAGGTGGCAGGCGAGTGGTCGCAGCAGGAGGCCAGCACTCGAGGCATGAAGATCACAGGCGACATTGTGTCAGAGTGGATCAAAAAAACCCATGAGATATTCGACCGGCCTGTGAAGACCATCGTCTTTGCGTCGGGTGTGGATCACGGCGTCCATCTCGCTCGCAAGTTCCAGCACGAAGGGTACAACTTTGTGTGCATCAGCTACCGTGATGATGACGAGTGGAAGAAGCAGGTCATCGAAGACTTCAGCAAACCTGACACAAAGATACACGGCCTGATTGCGACGGACATACTGACCAAAGGGTTTGATGTGCCTGACGTTCTGATCGGTGTGTCAGCTCGCCCGTTCAGCAAGTCTCTGTCATCCCACATCCAGCAGATGGGGCGCGTCATGCGCGGTTATGAGGGCAAAGAGTTTGCCGTCTGGCTGGATCACAGCGGTAACTATCTGCGCTTCCGTGAGGATTGGGAGGAAGTATTCGAGCAGGGCGTAGACAAGCTGGACGAGGGAAAAGAGAAGGCCAAGAAGGAACCCACGCAGAAGGAGAAGGAAGCAGCAAAGTGCCCGGCCTGCTCGGCACTCTGGCCGTCGCACTCTGACACCTGCTACAACTGCGGCCACGTTCGAGAGAAGAAGAACAAAGTCATCGCGGTCGAAGGCGAGATGGTTGAACTCGCCGGCACGGTCAGCCGCGAAGGCAAGCAGGCATTCTGGAACGAGATGGTATGGATGATGAGATACCAGGGATGGTCCAGGGGCAGGGCATCGCACACCTATCGTGACAAGTTCGGTGTCTGGCCGAAAGGATTGGGCGAGATGAATCCAGTTGCGCCATCGCCAGAAACCCGCAAGTTCATAGACAAAAAATTACATGCGTTCCTGAAGAAGATTGGGAGGAGATGAATGGACTTCATTCAGTTTGCCAGATCGCACGGCATCATCATTAACGAACTCCCGCCCGTGGGGGTATGGAAACGTTACCGGACAGAGGACCATCCGAAGAAGAAGAACGGCTCGGTAAAGTACATGGGTACTCATGGGTTTGTACAGAATCACGCACTGTCCACGGTCACGGCACTGTGGAAACCTGACTCGAACAGTCAGCCGACTGACATGCGAGCGATCATCATCAGCCAGGCCAAGGCCGAGCAGGCTCGTAAGCGGTTGGCTACGCAGGCAGTCAGCAAGGCAGTCAACATGCTCAACAGCAGTGGCTATGCGACTCACCCGTATCTTGTTCGGAAAGGTTTTGCTGATGAGACAGGCAACGTCCTAATGATGGAGGGCAAGCCTGTCTTGCTCATCCCGATGCGTTGCGGCAAGTCTCTCGTCGGGTTGCAGCAGATATGGCCTGAAGGCGATAAGCGTTTTCTTTACGGCCAGCGTACAGCAGGCGCTACCTTTAGCTTCGACAACAAGGGCATCAACATCGTCTGCGAGGGATACGCGACCGCGTTGTCGGTTCGTGCGGCCATGAAGCAAATGAAACAGCGGTATCACATTCATGTCTGCTTCTCGGCTGGCAACATGGTCAAAGTGGCCGCTGGCCTGGAGCCTGGGCTGGTCATCGCTGACAATGACAAGTCTGGCACCGGGCAGCAAGCTGCGGCTGAGATCGGCTGGCCGGTATGGATGTCCGACAAGGAAGGGGAAGATGCCAACGACGCGCACCGTCGCATGGGGTTGTTTGCCTTCAGTCAAAGCCTCACCCATTCAATGCTCGACATCGGTGCGGCACGGCATCACCAGCGATAGGCCACCATCTGTGAATGGCTGGATGGCCGTCAGCATCTGCATCAGCTCGACGCCCATCGACAAGCAGCGGTCACCCTCACCTGAGTAGTCGGAAACCACCCTGACCTGACCGTCATCTGACTCGATCAGGTACAGGGTGAACATCCCGCGTTGATTATTCATGACGTTCGTATTCCATTATTGCCCTGCCAATCAATTCAGGTATCTGCGGCACGACGGCGTTTCCTAGCTGTTTAAGTCTGTCCACCCGACCGGGAACCCCATCAGCCACTCGACCCAATCCGGGTTCAGTGTGCCACGAATAGATCGTCCTTCCGCTAATTGAACACGATTCGGAAGTTGGTCTAGGTGTGGACGCCCACCTTCGGAGAGCTTCTTCAAGGTAGTATCGTATCCGTTCGCCCCGCGATAGTCCCTTGCCGCTGGAGTCGGCCACATTTCCTGCGGTGGCGGATACACAACTTGTTCCCTCAAGGTTGAATGCATGGTTCTCCCTTGCCGATTCTTTTCGTACTGTCTCCTCAGAGCTTCGGGTGATCTCGGTTCGAGAGAGTCCATCACATTTGGCGTAAGCCACCAGCCAGACCCTGTCCCTTTGGTGAGGCGCACCAAGGGCTGAAGCGGGTATACAGTGCCACTGACTGTCATACCCGATCTCAGCGAGGCTGCGGAGAACCGCATCCAATCCGCGAGAGCGAAGGGCTGCGACGTTTTCGATGATGACGTACTTTGGGTTGAGTTCTTCGATGAGTCGGTGGAACTGATACCAAAGTCCGCTTCGTTCGCCCGCGAGACCTGCGCCGCGTCCGGCAACGCTGATATCTTGGCAGGGGAATCCTCCGCAAATAATTTCAACTGGCTCACTTATATTTTCCTTGGTCAGTAGTTTTACGTTTTCAAATATTGGCACGTTAGGCCAATGCTTTTGCAATACCTTTCGGCATACCGGATCAATCTCGCAGAACGCGATGGTTCTCATCCCGGCTCGTTCAAGGCCGAGAGAGAACCCACCAATACCGGAAAACAAATCTAGCACTCTCATATTGATTTGAAATATTTGATCCACGCGGCTACATCAATCACGCCGGGCGTGGTCGCGATCAATTGCAGAACCTGCCGGGCTTCGTCAGTGGTCAGGCTATCGTCAAGTTCCTGAATGTCGGTGAAATGCAGGGTGATGGTTATTTGGTCGGGTAGATGGTTCATTGTCACTCTCCTAATGTTGTCAAAAATTCGCTCGTGGCAACGCTGCCACAAGCCAGACTTATTTACGATACGCGGACAACATAATGCTGGCCGCTCAGGTCCGTTAAATCTAGAAGCTCACCTATTGCAAGCTCACTCATTCGCCATGCGTCAGCGTGGTTGTATCCGCAATCAGGCGTGAACCATTGCAACGCGTGGACTTCGTGCGTGGTTTGGCCGTATCCGTTGCCCCAGTAGCAGAGATAGTGCGGTTCTTTCATTGGCTCACCTGTCAAAAGAGAAAAAGAAAAGTAAAGAAAAGCCAAAGCCAGATCAGCCCGGCCAAGGCTCCGAGAATTTCGCCGGGTTTCATATCGTGCAACATCCGCAGCAAGGTGCATCTTCGCAACGGCCGCGAGCGTTGCGGATATATTCCCGGCCGCCGATAACGTACAAATCGGAGCGGTCGGAGCCGGGATTACGGCTGATCAGAACCGCTCGCCCGCGCTTGTAATCGATAGTGTCTCCCGGTAATATTGCCGCGCCTGTGCGGGCACAGGTCCCGCGATATTTCGCTTGTATGGTAGTCATTAGTTCGGCTCCAGATGTAATTTGTCAGCACGGATAAGGTTTGCGGTTAATACGCGCGCGGGCAAGCCTTCGATTGACCATTCAATCGTCGCAATATTTGAATCGGTACACTTGCCGAGCGGCTCAATTGCCACAATGCGGCCGCTTGCGAACGGAATTTCGCCGGTAAAAATTCCCGCGCTCCGCAACCAATTGCGAGAATATTTGACAATATCGCCGGGTTTTAAGTTTTTCATTTTAATAATCCCTTCCCTTGATTTGAACAAAGCCGGACGTGTCCCGGCGGGCTTTCCCTTTTGCGTACAGTGCAACTACAACCCCGGCCGGTTCAATATGGCGAACATCGGTATCGTCTCCGTCAACCACAGGCCAACCACGGAATTCTGACGGGATATCGGCGCGGTTCTGGAAAACGACGGCCGCTCGCTGATTTGCGGTATTGCTCAAGCCCTTAATCGAGATTGTTTTCGGGGTTAGGGCTGAAAAACTATAGGTTAAATCGTAGTTTCCAGCGGTTTTTCCCTCAAGCTTGCGGCCGGGGTGTTTCGTGTAATCGTAGAATTGAACATGCGGGAACATCTGAAAAATTGTGAGACCGTCGATTTTGATATTTTCAAAAGGGATATCGCTTGTACCATTGGGGCGTACAAGTAATTGAAACCCGAGACGCTCCGCGCGCCGGTTTTCGCTCCAAATATCGGCCGCAAGCGATAGCATGAAGGCTCTTTGATTCTCATAAAAGAACCGGGTTTTTGCCGCTCTGGCTCTTTGTGTACTGTTAAAAGCTCCGCGGCCGGCCGATTTCAGGCATGGCTCAAAACAGCCCGCAAGCTCCGCGAAAGGGCAAAGCTTTGCATCCGGTACGAGATAGCAGATAGCCGTCAGATAGCCGATTTTTTCACCCTTGACGGTTTTGGCGCTTGCTTCCCCGAGAATCGGCCGATAGGGCAAGCCCTCGGATTTCAATTGAGCTTTGTAAGGGTTTTTCATAATGAGACCTCGGGTTGTTTGATTTCGACGGTATAGCCGAGCGCCTTGATGGTTTCCAGCGCGTGGCGCGTGATGGTTTTAGTCCCGGCCAGCCGGGCGAGCAGGCGCGATTTGTCGCAAGCCGGGTAAATTGTGCGGATGCCGTAAACATCGCGGACTTCGATTTCAATTTTCATTTTCACTCTCCCAAGTAAGGCAATCAGGTATCGATTGCATGGATAGAAGACTAGCAGATTAATGCAATAGGTCAAGATGAATTACGTATTGCATCGATGGTATTTTTCAATGATGCGCCCAGGTTTGATAGGTTTTGTTGATTTTCCGGATTTGTTCCTGTATTGTTCGCCCGAAAGCCGGGCATGTATCGCGCCCGATAGACACTGAGCGGAGCGAAGATCAGCCCATCATGAAGACACCAAGCAGAAAACAGCTAAAGGAAGCAATACAGACAAAGGGTATAGCTCCAGTACTGAGAATCCCAAAGAACAGCCTTACAGCCAAGCAAAGGAAGTTTGCAGAGCACCTCGTACTGGATGAAATGACGGCCAGCGATGCCTACAGAAGCGCATATAACACCAAAGGCAAGCCGTCTACCGTGAACCCAGAAGCCAGCCGAATGATGACCTCCCCCAAGATAGCTGCAACCATCGAAGCAATGGAGCGGGCAAAGGAGTTGGCTGCATATCACTCTTCAGAGACTTTACGCTCGTTGGTAATTTCAACTCTTGCTGAAGTAGCAACCAGCGAGACGGCCAAAGACGCGACGCGTGTGGCAGCGGTCAAGGTTCTCGGCACTGTCGTTGGTGTAGATGCTTTCCGCGAAACGAAGCGGGTCGAACATGTGCAGAACTCGGACGCCATTCGAGAACAGATACTCGGCCAATTGAAAAGTATGATGCTGGCCAGTGATGACGCGCAGGACGTGGACGCTGATAGCTTGCTGGCCGAACTTGCGCCGGGAGAGCCAGCCAGGGAAAGCGCCCAGGGTGAGGACCCCACCCTACCGGGGGATGCCCTTTTTGCAACTGGGACTCCGCTGGACCCATTACATACTATTCCACACAAACCCTCCCACCAATTTTCCGATCCTGAATCCAGCGACCTCGATCCCAGCGAAGACCCCCCGTCATCTCTTGAAACGCAGACCCACCGGGGGGATATTTTTGGCGAAAATGATGGAGTTGCCAAATGAGCATTGTGGCAGCGTTGCCACGAGCGGTGGAGATTAATCGTGAGATGGTGGCTAAACGTAAGGACAAGACGTACGAGGAATGTTTGAGGTGTGAGATGACGCCGGCGCAGAAGGAAGTGTTTTTGGTGGTGGATGAGTGGTGGAAGCAGTATGGGTTTGGTCCTTCTATACGGGATATTTGTGAGATACGTAAGAAGGGTGGGATGGGGAATACGAGTGAGATTATTAACAGGTTGGTGAAGTTGGGTGTGCTGAAGAAGGTAAAGGGCAGCGGGCGGTCTGTGCGGCCGGTGTATGTAAATTTTAGGACGCTGGAATGAAATGCGACATGATGTCGTTTTTGACGACGGGGGAATAAGGTGCTTAGGGAGATGTCGTGAGTCGAGATGAACAGTTGCTGCTGGAGGCGTTTTCTCTTTTGTACCAGGTGTACAAGGAGCAGAAGTCTGGCCGGCGATACTTTCGGCCGGTGTCTATATATCCTACGTTAGCCAAGATACAGAAGCGGTTGGACAAGCCTGTCGAGCGAGAGGCGTTCTCGATAGTGAGACAAAGACGGGAAGCGAATAGCCCATGGACTTAAGTGACCTGATAGCTCGTCTGCCGCCGGCGGAGCAGGAGCAGTTGCTGGAGCAGGTGAGTCAGTACAAGGATGCGCTGGTACGGGAGAAGGCGCAGAAGAAGTTCATGGCCTTCGTGCACGAGATGTGGCCGGGGTTTATTCATGGCCGGCACCACGCCATCATGGCCAAGAAGTTCGAGGAGATAGCAGAAGGCAAGGTAAAGCGACTGATCATCAATATGCCTCCTCGGCATACAAAAAGTGAGTTTGCTAGCTACATGCTTCCCGCGTGGTTTCTGGGGAATCACCCTAACAAGAAGGTAATCCAGACGTCGAACACGGCCGAGCTGGCTGTCGGATTTGGTCGGAAAGTCAGGAACCTGGTGGATAGTGATCAGTATGGAA